CTACTTACTGACCACAAGCGGCAAATCCAGTGTTGGGGTGATTTTTGTTTTGCGATCATAAATCAACACCTGGTTTTCTGTTTTATGCCCACTGAAAATTTGTTTGTCGCGGCTGCTGCCTTCATAATCTGAAATCCCTTTGGCTTTTATGTCATGAAAATTACATCCGAACGGAACGCCTGCTTTTTGCTCGGCTGCGCGTTTAGCCTGATTCCACCAGTTGTTCAGCGTTTTAGCGATGACTTTCCCGCCTTTGGTTGTGCTGATCACATACTCGCATATGCCGGAAGATACATTTCGGGCTAACTGGATCGCCGTACGTAATCGCGGAGACCATTCCTTGATTTGTTTGGTGCCTGTTTTGTTTTGCTCAATGTAGATCCCTTTATCCATAATATCCTGCCATTTCAGCTCGAGAACATCACCGAGCCTTGCCGCACAAAGATAGGAAATCTCCATTGCAATGCGTAACTGTGGAATTGCTTCCGCGTATATCGCCGCATACTGTTCATCGGTTATGTAAACAGTGCGGGCTTTAAGCGTGAATTTTCTGACGCCTTTGCATGGATTATTTTTCACATACCCACGCTCATATCCCCATCCGTATACGCGACTCAGACTTGCCAGCTCATGGTTTGCCTGGGTCTTGCTCTCAAGTCCCCGCTTATCCATGAAAATTCTTACTTGCTCAATTTTTACATTATCAGCAAGCACTTTACCGAATACCGCCAGCAACGCCCTCTGATGTTGTCGATAATCTTTTTGGGTTCGGGGTGCCAGTTCTGTAAATGCAGGGGAGTCCATAAACATGTGCCATAATTTAGCGACGGTCATTATGTTGTGGAGTTTTGCTTTTTCCAGTTCATAATTTTGCCAGACTTTAGCTACGCTGGTTTCCCGTACTCTTCCGAGCCCTATAGTTCTTGTGCTTCCTTCGGGTTTCCACACGTAACTGTAACCATTCGATCTAACACGCGGTGGTAGTGCATTATCTTTTTTGTTTTTTCTTGGTCTTCCCATTGTTCAGCGCCTCAAAATCGGGTTCAGCGGAAACCAGTTCAGGTGCTTTTGGCATCGTAGTCAGTCCGTGTGGAATATCCCTGCGAAGAACTATTGGTTCGTTTTTAGGACCGATTACAAATGGGATACCGTGCAGCCTTAACTGGTGTTGCTGTTTTGTGTATCGCTCGTATTTCGTGATCTCTTGAATCTCTGCTGGCGATAGAGTTAATTCGTACATGTGGTCACGTGCCTTACAGCATGACCGCCGCCAATATAATTCGGAGACGGCGATCAGGGTTGAACATTAAAAATCAACCGGATTCGGGATCAGTTTTTGCCAGATTGCTGAAACGTATTTTGCCTGGTGACGGGCGTCATCCAGTGCATTGTGGCGAACGCCTTCGAATGGAATAACGGTTCTAGCATCAAAGTCGATTGTTTTTCCCAGCTCAACGATTGTGCGTACATCGCGATCGTTGTGGTAGCGCCACGGGCAGGGGATGTCCAGACGTTCGTATGAGGTGCGCAAAATTGCGTTATCGAAAGTTGCACCATTACCCCATACCTGAACGAATTTTTCATCTGAGTATTCGTTGATGAACTCCCGAAACCGCGAAAGGGCATCCTTCAGTTTTACCTGGTCTGTTAAAATGGCAGCTCTGGCTTCACTGGACTGCTTCAGCCACCATTTGATGGTTCCACCGTCAGGAGCAGCCCCTGTATTCATTGCGTCAGTCAGACTGATAACGATATAAAATACTGGCCCGATTTCCCCTGTTTGTGGGTCGAAGAAAACCGCACCAATAACCACGATGGGCGCATTGGTGTTGGTTCCCATTGTTTCAAGGTCGATCATCAGGTGGTACCACACTCTGCTGGTGGATGTGATAACGTGATGACCGTTCACCACAATTAAGGGATCTGCCGTCTCACCAGTTTCATTATCGCTGGCGTGGTCCTGAGCGCTGCCAGCATTCTCCTTGTGTGGATGTTCAGCGCCTTCCATTTCCTCCGGATCATTTTCCTGAACTTCAACCTGATTCTCTTCATCGAATGTTTCCTGGTATGTTGCGTCGCCCATCACCGCGCCACAATCAGGGCAGTTGCCGCCACCGCTCTGACCGCAGGCGGTGCAGACTTTTTCCGGTTCCTGTTGCGCTACTGCCTCAGGTTGTTTCGTTTCTGGCTCGTTTTGTAACGCATTTTGGCTGTTTTGTTCCGCTTTCTGGTCGTTCTGTTCCGATTCTTGCTGGTTCTGGTTTACAGAATCGCGGGTTTCAATCCCCTTCACCCATTTCGGATCATTCGGGTCGCTAATCCCTGCAACAAATTCTCCGCGAGAGGCAGCAAGCAACTTATCGGCGTCAGGCTGGCTGATATTGGCTGCCTGCATAATTTTGTTTACTTCGTCAGCGGTAACTTTTACCGGCTCTGGTTGTGCGGTCGTGTCAGATGCACCAGTATTTTGTTGTGAACCTGAGTACGTGCCGTTTTTACGGGCAAAATATTCTTCTTTCGTGATTTCAGTAGCCCCTGCAGCCAGCGCCTTATTCAGACCAGAAAGTTTGTTTGCACGACCATATTTTTCGCCATCCTTATCGGTGAAGAGGAAGTAGAACGGCCCCTCACGCTCTACAGATGGTTCAGTTTCCAGCGCGCTTTCATTTTTTTGGGTATCAGATACTTCAGTTTCCACTGCATCAGTTTGTGCTGCTGACGGCTGGAGAATATCAGCAGTGCTCTGGTCTGTTTCTTCATCCTCAAACACGCCCTTTGTCGCCAGGTATTCAGTGATGTATTTGTTCAGCGCCACGGGATCTTTGTGAATGTCGAGCGGACGCTCACGGACAAGGCCAAAAATAGTCTGACGGTCGTAGCGAACGGCATCAGGTTGTTTGCGCATTGATGCGGAAATACGCTTCCAGTCTTCGCGATCTTTGTCGATAACTTCATTTTTTGCCCAGCGATGGATGCTGCCGTCAATGTTTCCGGCATCAATATCACCAGGCCAGAAAGCGTAGGCCAGTTCTTCATCCAGTGTTTTCCATGTCTGCCTGTATTCGCGACGAATGACAGCAGTTACGGAGTCAGTTTTTCCTGCAGAGTTTTCAGTGCCTTGCCGGTTGACTCTGGCGCGGGCAAGATCGACGACGGAATTATATGCGCCACCTTCTTTGCGCTCCTTTTCCATGCGTTTTTTACGTTCGAGAAAATACGCCTGAACGTCGGGCCATTTGGCTGTTGGTTTTAAATCACGTCTGGCATCGTTGATGTACTCAATCTGACGCTCTGGATACATGGCGTTAATTTCTCTGGTCCGGATAATTGCTTCAGCGAGGTGTCCATCAAAAGTCGTCATCTCGTCATCGCCGAGAAGCCCGCTTGCATTGATGACCATATCCACGGTGATGTTTTCATGTGTACCGAACCTGACAAGGACAGCAGCCCGCTTGTCGTCAGATAACTGATTAAAGTTAACAATTTCTGCGTCCGGTTCAGGGTCGACCGGAACAAAGGAAGCCGACTCCTCATTCCAGCGGTTTTCCTGCATATATTCGGAATCCCAGGAATCGAGAGCAGGGCGGGCCATGCCGGGTTTATCCTCGCAGACAAGAAATTTATAAGCACAGTCCTGAGCTTCCGGGTATTGTTCCAGAAATAACCAGCTAAATTTGGCTCTTGCCCGGCGTTCGTCGCCTGCTTCAATGGCAGTGGCCACAGGTTTGGCGCCTTCTGCTGTTGCCTGTTCGTCCGGAATGGCGGCGCAAATAAAGACTTTACTCATTTTGTTTTACCTCATTACAGATTTAAGGGTGGACAAATCCCTGCCATTGCTGACATATAAAAATAAAACCGGATATTTATTATGGGGCTGTTTTAAAGGCCTGCCGGGATTTCGTTATTGTTCATGCGAATAATTTTGTCGACAGGATAACAGTTCCCGGGAATTTTTTGCTCTGCCGCGGCAGTCATGCATTCTTCCATTGAGTCATGTATGTCAATAACAAGATCAATCGGTTCACCAGAAACAAAAAAACAGTCAGAACGAGTACAAATGCCGTATTCATTGCCTGCATCCTGTTTGCATCAGACGTAAACGGGCCAGCATCGAAACAATGCATATTTTATTTAGCAGTTCCTGTTCGTGTTTTCTTTTATTAATGGCATCTTCAGTAAATATCTGATTGCTGATAGTGACACCAATTTCAAAACAACCTTCAGACGTATTAACGTTTGGTAATAACGTTTCCATTATCGCGTCCTCAACAATGAATTTTGTGATGCGGTGCCTGGTGCCTCCAGGTGACGTTAACCAGTTAACAATTAACGCCGGATACAGAGAATCCACCCATAACACTGTTTTTAGCTTTAACTGTTCCGCGTGCGCTTAGCCGCATTCACCGCATCACAAAATTCACTTTAAAAAGGGCGGACATCAGTTCATGGGCAAACAGATGCCGCCAAACGTCACAGAAAATTGATAACAGAGGGCGTTGCAGCGGGGTTGTCACTTAAGCGTATGGTCAACCTGACAACCCGGTGTCCTCAACGGGGGAAGGAATAACCCCGCCATACTTACCGCCGCGCCATTTCGCGGAGTGCCACAACCGGAAGCGCACGGTCGACGAAAATTTAACGACAGGCTATCTATGAACCAGCAACCTCGCCGTGCGCTTTCGCGTTATGCTCTGACTTTTCAGAGAAATATCCTTTCAGTAAACTGTCAGTGCCGGATGTTCACCCGTGTCCGGCGCACGCACTCCATTTCACCCGTGGAGAACTCCTTAATTACCAACCCTCAGGAGGGTGAATGTTAAAATCAACTCTTATTGCTAAATGCCTTTATCAAAATCGCATGGTAAGCAGCATTTCAATAGGCGAGTCTGCAGTTAAAAGTATTTTCGAAGAGTACTTTCCCGGGCATGATTTTAATAAATGGAATACCAAATTACCGCCAGCAGTTTCAACGCGTATTCTGAAAGCAACTGAAAGAGCAAGTACAATTCGCGTTAACTATTTCATTAAAGATTTGTGGGATCTTTGATATCCACAGAGCCTAAAGTATGTGCATATGGATGTGCTATTGTGCGCCCTCGCAGATTTGCATCATTTTCTAAATTCACTGAACGAAACAGGGCATCAACAAGGCTCTGTACAATGCAAAGGCAATCGAAGACTGTCGCCGTTTCTGTTTTGATTGATGAAAGAACATGGCCATTCACGCAAACAGAAATTACCCGTTTATTAACATCGCTTTCCTGCTTTTGATTATCAGAACCATATAGCCCAGAAAAAGCATTGCGCACATTACGAACCATATTATCGATGGTTTCTTTTTTGGTGTATGCCGGGTCAATTTTCACCAGACTATCACCGAGAGTCGTTGCAGCAATTGTCTGGATTTCTTTTGGTAAATCTTTAAATTCCATTATTAGCCTCGTTGGTTAGCTATTAACGCGGGTATGTAATCATTCTGGCAATGCTTAATGCCGCTGCTTTTTCCAGATTGGTGATATCCTGCTCCAGAGCGGACAGATTTTCAGCCTGCTTAGCCCTGGCTTCATTGGCCCATTTCAGATCCTGCGCTGCATTAATTTTCTGGCGCATCCACTCATAAAGTTCATCATCGGTATAGTCTGGCGCGATGATGACGGGTTCTCGTTTCTGCATACTGATTCCTCGCGGTGCTGCTTCGCTTATCAGCCGTTAGATTTTGCCGAGCTGGAAAGCGCCTGTTTAAACTCACTGAAGCTGAGAGCTTCTTCGCCTTCGGCAAGGCCTTCGAAGTATTCTTCGTAAGCCTTTTCCATGATTGTGTCGAAATCCATATCACTCACCTGAGTTTCTTTCCAGCCAGCGACGGGCACCATTTTCGGTTTTAAACGTTTTGCTTTTGGTATACGTCATCGCGGTGAATGTGCCGTCCTGGTTGGGAAACACGCCGTACACCAGAGATTCGTTGTTGCCAAGATCGATAGTATCCATGTTGACCTCATTTCCCCTTAACGCCGGGGTAGCGGAACTGTTTGCTGAGAACACCGTGCGGTGTCTTGATGGGTGGTAATTTAGTTTTCTCATGAATATTGGTCAAGTGTTTTTAATGAGAAAACTCAATAATTAATGCAAAATAAAGCCAATACATTGAAATGTAAGGCTTTAAAATTTGTGAAGGGGGTTACTGATGTTTGTTACGTTTGCGAGCTTCTAGTAGCTCGGTGAATAGGCGATTAAAATTCTCAACGCGGGCACGGAGTTCGCTGATTTGTGCTTGCTGCTCTGATTTTGGAAGTGCGCGATACAATCGCAACATCTCCAACTCATCTTCCGATAAGTCTAAGGCGCTGTTGAGTGCAACTGGTGGATCTGGTGTTTTATCCTCGTCACCAAACAGTATCCAAGTTGGTGAACATTGCAATACCTCAGCCAGGCGATGCAAATTTTGCCCGCGCGGGGCTGTATGGTCGCTTTCCCATAGTGAAATTGATGAGCCAGATACGCCAGCGGCTTTGCTTAAATCGTTTTGACTTAAACCAACCTGTTTGCGTCTTTCTCTAATTCGTTGACCTAAAGTTTTCTCGTTCATATTTAGATATCTTAATAACCCTTGACTTGAGATTCCTTGAGTGATTACTATTGAGAAAACTCAACTTTGGAGGGGTGATGTTTAAATCAGACGTAATTAATTTTTATGGGACGAAAGCCAAAGTAGCGAAAGCTGCTGGTGTTGATCCATCTGCTGTTTCTCAATGGGGGGAACTGGTTCCTGAAGGTCGCGCGATGCGCCTGCAAGAGGCATCCGGCGGGGAACTTCAGTACGACCCCAAAGTTTATGACGAATATCGTAAGGCAAAGCGGGCGGGGCGGTTGAACAATGAAAATCACCCCTGAACAGGTTTGTGAGGCTCTGGATGCCTGGGTATGCCGACCAGGAATGACACAGGAGCAGGCGACGATATTAATCACGGAAGCATTCTGGGCTCTGAAAGAACGCCCGAACATCGATGTTCAACGCGTCACGTTTAATGATGGCGAGGTTGATCAACGGGCGTTGGGCGTTAACCGGGTGAAGATATTCGAACGCTGGAAAGCTATCGACACCAGGGATAAGCGGGAAAAATTCACGGCGCTGATTCCGGCAATTATGGAGGCTATCCGGATCAGCGATTTCAGGTTGTATTGTGAAATTACTGACGGAAAAAGCATTACGTACATGATCGCCGGGTTAAACAAAGAATATGGCGATGTGGTGGAGTCCGGTCTGCTTTTGGCAGATCCCGCTGTTGTGGAGCGTGAGACTGACGAGCTTATAGAAAAAGCTATTGCTTTCAAGCATGCGTATCGTCAGCAATATCAACAAAAAGCCGGATGGAATTATGAGTCTTCTTTTTGCTGAACGCCCACTGGTTATTAACACGCAGCTGGCGATGAAAATTGGCCTGAATGAAGCCATTGTACTGCAGCAGCTGCATTACTGGTTGAGAGATACTAATTCCGGCATGGAATGTAACGGGGTTCGCTGGATTTATAACACAACAGAACAATGGCTGGAACAGTTCCCGTTCTGGTCAGAGTCAACGTTAAAACGCGCATTTGCAAGTCTGAAAACGCTGGGGCTTTTGCGTTGCGAAAAGCTCAACAAATCAAAGCGTGACATGACTAATTTTTACACGATTAATTACGAGAGTGAGCTTTTAGATGGTGGCAAAGTGAGCGAATCCATCAGGTCAAAATGCGCCGCTCCATCAGGTCAAAATGACACGATGGAAGAGGTCAAAATGGCACGCTCCATTGGTTCAAAACGACCCAATGTCATCGGGTCAAAATGGCCCGATGATCTTACAGAGAATACAACAGAGATTACTACAGAGAATAAAAACACTTCTCGTCCGGAAGCTTCGCAACCGGACATGCAGACGGCTGAACAGGATTTTTTAACCCGACACCCTGACGCGGTTGTGTTCAGTGCGAAAAAACGCCAGTGGGGTAGCCAGGAAGATTTAGCTTGTGCGCAGTGGATCTGGGGACGAATCGTGAGTCTTTACGAGCAGGCTGCCAGCGATGATGGCGAGATCATGCGACCGAAAGAACCAAACTGGACCGTGTGGGCCAATGACGTGCGCACAATGCGGATGCTGGATGGCAGAACTCACAGGCAAATTTGCGAAATGTTTGGTCGGGTACAGCGGGATCCATTCTGGGTAAAAAACGTCATGAGCCCGTCAAAGCTTCGCGAAAAATGGGATGAGCTGGTTATCCGTCTGGGGCGTTCGCCTGTACAGCGTTGTGTGAATCACATTTCTGAACCGGACACCGAAATTCCGCCGGGGTTCAGGGGGTAACGAACTGTGAAAAATATTGCGACAGGTGGTGTTCTGGAACGCCTCCGCAGACTGACCCCGCCACATGTAACCGCTCCATACAGAACGGTGGCGGAGTGGCGCGAGTGGCAGCTTGCCGAAGGCCAGAAACGTAGCGAGGAGATCAACCGCCTGAATCGTCAGTTGCGGGTGGAAAAAATTCTGAATCGCTCAGGCATCCAGCCGTTGCACCGCAAATGTTCGTTTGCGAATTACCAGGTGCAGAACGACGGTCAGCGATACGCGTTAAGCCAGGCAAAATCCATCGCCGATGAACTGATGACCGGGTGTACAAATTTCGCGTTCAGTGGAAAACCTGGTACCGGGAAAAACCATCTGGCGGCGGCTATCGGAAATCGCCTGCTGAAAGACGGCCAGACAGTGATAGTGGTTACTGTGGCTGATGTTATGAGTGCCCTGCACGCCAGCTATGACGACGGGCAGTCAGGCGAAAAATTTTTGCAGGAACTGTGCGAAGTGGATCTGCTGGTTCTTGATGAAATTGGCATTCAGCGTGAGACGAAAAACGAGCAGGTGGTACTGCACCAGATTATTGATCGACGGACAGCGTCGATGCGTAGCGTGGGAATGCTGACAAACCTGAACTATGAGGCCATGAAAACATTGCTCGGTGAGCGGATTATGGATCGCATGACCATGAACGGCGGACGCTGGGTGAATTTTAACTGGGAAAGCTGGCGCCCGAATGTCGTCCAGCCAGGAATCACGAAGTGATTTTTACCGGGAGAAAAATTTAATGGAGACTGTTTTTGACGCACTGAAAGCAATGGGAAAAGCCACATCCATAGAACTTGCGGCGCGACTTGATATCAGTCGTGAAGAAGTGCTTAACGAACTATGGGAACTGAAAAATGCTGGTTTTGTTGATAAAAGCGCGTACACCTGGCGTGTGGCTGATAACAACGTTCAGCAGGAACAGCCAGCGCAGGCAGAACTGCCGGAAGAAACCACCACAGCAACAGTAGCGAAAATCTCAGAGTGCGATTTAACCGCGACGATTGAACAACGCGGACCACAAACGGCGGATGAACTGGCTACGTTGTTCGGTACCACATCACGCAAAGTGGCTTCAACGCTGGCTCAGGCAATCAGCAAAGGTCGCCTGATTCGCGTAAATCAGAACGGTAAATTTCGTTACTGCATGCCGGACGATAATTTACCAGCAGAGCCGAAAGCTGCATTGGTAACGGAAACTGATGGTAAAGCCTTTCCTCAGCCAGCGGGTGTTGCGTTACCAGCGCCGGAAGCTGCAATACAGGAAGAAATTAAAACAGAAACTGTGGCGGACATTGTGCAGTCGTTGCCATCGTTCACCAAAACGCGAGCCGATGACCTGACTTTACCATCGCTGCATCTGGCAAACCGCGAACTGCGCCGGGCAAAAAACCGTGTCCAGAAGTGGGAGCGCGTCTGCGCAGCACTGCGGGAGCTGAATAAACACCGGGATATTGTCCGACAGATTGTCGATTCCACCAGTCGCGTTGTATCGGAAAAGTGAGGCGTTTATGGGAAACGTTTTTACACCTGAATACAGGAAGCAACTGAAGGCGCGCATTGTGGAGCTGGTACAGCGGGATGGGCGGAAAACACGTAAGCAACTGGAGGATGAAACCGGAGCAACGAGGCACCTGATAGAAGTTCTGGCGAAAGAGCTGGTAGTTAGTGGCGCAGTATATGGTTCAGGACATGGAATATTTCCTTCGAAGCAGGCTCGTAAGGACTGGATAAAAGCCTGCAAAAAAATGTCGAGAGCGGCAGTGAAAAAGAAGAGCGACCCTGACCTGATTTATTCATTGCCAGATGGCGAAATACGTCGCTACAACAGACGACAGAACATAATTTGTCGCGAGTGCCGCCAGAGCGAAGCTATGCAACGGGTGCTGGCTTTCTGGAAGGGAAGTTTGCAGGAGGTGATACTGTGAGCCAAATTAACAATCAGGACTGCGTGAAGTGAAAGAGAAAACATAATCCAAATCTGAATAATTAATCTCAGCACTGTAAATAAAATTTAATCCTTAACAGGAGGGATTCCTGCCCCCTCAAAACATCAGGAGGCCGCCCGAAAGGGCGGTAATGAAAAATGACTGAATTAACAAAAGAGCAATTAATCGAAGAAGCTAAATTAAAAATAGCGATTGCGAAATGCCACCCCAATTCAGGGGGGGCACGAGTAGAGGGTGAGTTATTCAAAATTGCTCTGGCATCGCTGGAAGCAGAACCAATTGCTTATATTTTCAAACATCCAGCCGGGAAATTATTCTGGGCTTTAACGGATGAAAGCAATAAAGAGCAAGCGGACGTTATTCCTGTTTATGCTGCCGCGCCTGCGTCGGTTGTGCCGGATAATGCATCAGCGTCTCTTGCTTATGCTTACAAAGAACTTACACCTGAGATTATGCGCGGTCATATCGCTGTATTCGAGCGATATGGAATAGCCCCAAACGATAGCACTACCACAATTCAGGCACTGCGAATCGCGCTGGATGGTATAGAGCGGAGCAACGCCATGCTTAATGGTGACGAGCCTGTAAGCCAGACTTACAAGTTGAACGAGCTGTCGGGCAACTCTCCGGGAGCTCCGGATAGTTGGATAAGCTGCAGTGAGCGAATGCCTGAAAAGAGCCAGAACGTGCTTATTTCGGTGAATATCGACAGCGAGGCTGGGCCATTAATATATTCCGCACGCTATATCGGAGACACGTTCCGACGCGGAGGTATAGCAGTTAGTCCGGGTAATGACCTTGGGCAAGTAACTCACTGGATGCCGCTACCAGAACCGCCGCTGGAGGTGAGTCAATGACCTGGCCTGAAGCATTCGCAACGATGGGAATTGCAATGGCGGTGGCGCTGGTGGTGTATTCGATTTGCCGCTGGGGATAAAAACGATTTGCGGGAAAAGGAGAGTTAAGTAGAATTGCTGCGGGTGCTTGAGGCTATCTGCCTCAGGCATGAACACCAACGGCAGATAGAGAAAAGCCCCAGTTAACATTACGCGTCCTGCAAGACGCTTAACATTAATCTGAGGCCATATCTATGCGACACATAGAGATTAGCCTCTTACGGACCAAAAGGTCAAGGAGAAGCAGGCTATGAAGCAGCAAAAGGCGATGTTAATCGCCCTGATCGTCATCTGTTTAACCGTCATAGTGACGGCACTGGTAACGAGGAAAGACCTCTGCGAGGTACGAATCCGAACCGGCCAGACGGAGGTCGCTGTCTTCACAGCTTACGAACCTGAGGAGTAAGAGACCCGGCGGGGGAGTAATCTCCCGCCACCTCTGATGTGCCAGGCATCCTCAACGCACCCGCACTTAACCCGCTTCGGCGGGTTTTTGCATTAGTCTGGTTGACAAAAATAGAAAAATGCGAAAATATGTGGTTTACGAATTCTAAAAAAAGCGAAACTTGAAATGAATGAAAATCAGTTAGCTCCTTGTTGGGAATTTCAACCTTATCTTGCTGAAAACTATGTTCGCCACTTGTTGGCGGAGATCGCTAACGTACTTGAGCAGCTGTACTATCATAAGCACGCATTAGACAGCAACTGGTCTGAAGGTGTAAGGGCTTATGATTGGGTCAGAAATCATCTTATTCAAAATGAAGATGCAATTCCTGGCCTTGAGATGATTTCCAAGGGGTTGGACTATGTAGTTGCTTTAAATAAAGTTCCGCTACAATTTACCAAAGATTGCATTAATAACCCCAAAAAGAAACATCGTCTGCGTCGAAATAAAGTAGAGTATGAGCAGCTCTCATTGTTTGGTGATGTTGAGGCTGAGCAAGATATTACATGGCGAGTCATAGCTGAGCCTTTTTTATCCGAAGAGGGCGATGGTGAATTAGAGTCCACACTGCCTCGTTGGGAGGTAGCTCTTGTTGGATTTAATACTTATGGTGCTCAGATTAGTATAGTTTCTCATCAATCTACAGCATCGATGCCGCTTATGCCTCTTGATTATAACACACTCCCTGACGAAGCGGAGATTAATAAGGTGCCTCTTCGTCGGCGTACGAAGGATAAAGATTTGGATGTGAGCAGTGATGGAACATCAGGTGAATAACTTCACTGAGTATCGGGGTGATAAGCTCAAACTAGCGAGAATGGCTGTTGGGCTTTCTTGTGAAGAGTTAGCCGAAAAAATTGGCAAGACAAAGCAATTCGTTAGCAAACTGGAGAAGGGGTGCAGGCCATCGGAGCAATGTCTTGAGTTAATATCTTCAGCGCTTATGATTAAGTCCAGTTTTCTTTTTACTGAACGAAAATACGCTCTGGAAAGTGATGTCTGCCATTTTCGGAGTAAGAAGTCCAGGACTCAAACGCTGACTAATAGTGTATTGGCCAGGGCTGAGATTCTTAATATTATAATTTCTGCTGTTGAAGGTGAAATCGAATTTCCTGACGTTAACATACCGGAGCACCCAGGGGCTGAATTACTTACTCCGAATGATATTGAGCGAGTGGCAGAAGATTGTCGCCGTGCCTGGAATTTAGGTCTTGGCCCTATATCATCAATGGTTAAATTGGCGGAGAGTTTAGGGGTAATCGTTGCGCATGTTACGGGAGTCGATGATCGTGTTGATGCTTTTACTGTTCACAATAACAGGCCTGTTATCATCAGGAACAATGTTAAAAAAAGCATATGTAGATTTCGCTCTGATTTAGGTCATGAATTAGGGCATTTAGTAATGCATGAGGGCATAACGACAGGTGATAAACTTACGGAATCACAAGCCGATCACTTTTCGAGCGCCTTATTAGTTCCCAGGTTATCTTTCATTAAAGAATTTCCTCGAATACGAGGTAAGCAATTCGACTGGAATGCTCTGGTTGAATTTAAACTTAGATGGAAAATCAGCCTTAAAATGTGTATTTATCGAGCCAGCGCATTAGGCTTATTGACCCAGGAACAGGCAAGAACTGGCTATATGCATCTTAATTCCAGAGGGTATACGAGAGTTGAACCTGGTGATGAACTTTTGCGCCCTGAAGAACCCGGCATGCTGGCCGAGGCGATTGAAATGCTGGATGATGCAACCTGGCTAAGAATTCTTATGAAAACTGGCTTGAGCCAAGATTTAATTCGTGAGTTGTTCTCCATCAACAGACCTATTACAAATCCAAGAAATATTTTCCAGATTGTTTGAGTATACCCGCTTCGGCGGGTTTTTTGTTTTTATTTTCAACGTGTTTGAAGTTTTGGACGGTGCCAGAATAGAATCAAAAATACTTAAGTAGCGCGCAGGGAGAAGAGGGATGGACCCCGAACAGGGGGAGTGCTATTTATCTGGAAGGATTCTGTTGATGAAAATCGAAGAATTACGTGAAATTTTTAGTGAGGATGGCCTCTATACTGTGCGCGTTGAGAATGGCGCTATTGTCAGCCACTGCCGTATTAAATGTTTACAGTCTCAACAAAGGAAGAGTGGAGCTGCGTTAATTCATTTGGTGGATGGGCTTGTGACGGATGGTTTTATTTTGCGTGCAAATGAATTTGTCACATCGTTGCCGTCTCTGAAAGAAGCTGGGATTAAGGCTGGTTTTTCTGCTTTTGAAGATGAGTGAATTCATCTACAATTCAGCGTAGGGCTGAACCCCTGTTGAGTAACACTGTGCCACCGGAGAAAGCCGATGGCGCAAAATTCCAGACAACACAATTCTGATAATTCAGCCGTCTTTGCCAGCAGGCACGGGCGGCGTTCTCATGCATTCAAATCTGACTGGTTCCAGCATGATCCATGTACTGAAGAGCAGGCAGAGTGGCTAATTCAGAACTACCGCAGACGTGGTTACGAGTTTCAGAAAGACCTCAGCTTCGACTTCCGACACTGGATAATCTCAGTCAGACTGCCTTACTCTGAACGCCCACCGCGTCCGTCCCGCACATTCCAGCAGCGTATCTGGAGGTAACGTGCGGGTATTACTTCGACCTGTTCTGGTACCGGAACTCGGGCTGGTGGTCCTTAAGCCGGGCCGTGAATCCATGCAGGTATTTCATAATCCCCGGGTGCTGGTGGAGCCGGAACCGAAAAGCATGCGCGGTCTGCCGTCAGGAGCTGTTCCTGCCGTGCGCCAGCCGCTCGCGGAAGATAAATCATTACTGCCATTTTTCAGCGATGAGCGGGTGATTCGTGCTGCTGGCGGCGCTGGCGCATTGTCTGACTGGCTGTTACGCCATGTTAAATCCTGCCAGTGGCCTCATGGTGACTACCACCACAGTGAAACCGTCATACATCGTTACGGTACCGGCGCGATGGTATTGTGCTGGCACTGTGATAATCAGTTACGCGACCAGACTTCAGAATCACTCGGGCAACTTGCTCAACAAAACCTGACATCCTGGATGATTGACGTCATCCGCCACGCAATAAACGGTACACAGGAGCGGGAGTTATCGCTGGCTGAATTATCCTGGTGGGCGGTCTGCAATCAGGTAGCGGACGTATTGCCGGAGGCAGTATTACGTCGTTCTCTGGGATTGCGTGCGGAAAAAATCCGCTCGGTGTACCGCGAAAGCGACATCGTACCGGGAGAGCAGACCGCCACCAGCATACTGAAGCAGCGCACAAAAAATCTTGCGCCGCTGCCTCACGCCCACCAGCAAAACCCGCCACAGGAAAAGACGGTGGTCAGCATTGCCGTTGATCCGGAGTCACCGGCTCAGTATCTCCAGCGCCAGAAACCACAACGGGAAGAGATGCCTGTATACACGCGCTGGGTAAAAACGCAGAAATGCATGACGTGCGGTAATCAGGCAGATGATCCGCATCACATCATTGGTCATGGACTGGGAGGAATGGGAACAAAGGCTGATGATTTTTTTGTTATTCCGCTGTGTCGTAAATGCCATAACGAACTACACGCCGGAGTAAAAGATTTTGAAGACAAACACGGTAGCCAGTTGTTGTTGCTGATTCGTTTTTTAATGCACGCGAGAAATTCGGGCGTCCTGAAGTGGAAAGCATAAATGACAGAATGCATAGAGTTTGTTTTGCCTTACCCGCCGACGGTGAACACCTACTGGCGCCGTCGTGGTAGTACATATTTTGTATCAAAAGCTGGTGAGCGTTATCGCCATGATGTGGAGCTTATTGTTCGCCAGCAGCGACTGAAATTAAATCTGTCCGGTAGGTTGGCAATCAGGATTATTGCAGAGCCACCGGATAATCGCCGCCGCGACCTGGACAATATCCTGAAGGCACCACTGGATGCACTGACACATGCAGGACTGCTTATCGACGATGAGCAGTTTGATGAAATCAATATAGTGCGCGGTCAGCTCGTTCCTGGTGGGCGACTGGGCGTGAAGATTTACGAAATAATGCATGACGGGCAGGCCAACAAATGAAGCTGGAAGATTTACCGAAATACTACTCCCCAAAATCGCCTGGCCTGACTGATGCATCCGTCTCGACGTCAAAAGATGCGCTGAGTATCACTGATGTGATGGCTGCGCAGGGTATGACACAAAACCGGGCTGAGATGGGATTTTCTGCGTTCCTGGGGAAAATGGGCATTAGTATGAATGACAGGGCGCGGGCAACAGAATTATTGGCAGATTATGCATTAAGTCAGTGCGATCGCGTGGCGGCGTTAAGAAAACTTCCGGCAGAAATAAAACCGGCAGTGATGCGCATTATGGCTTCGTATGCTTTTGAGGATTATGCCCGCAGCGCAGCGAGTAAAAAGCAGTGCCCTTGTTGCCATGGGGAAAAATTTATTGAAAGCGAAGTTTTTACAAACAAGGTTCAGTATCCGGATGGCAAGCCGCCAGTATGGGCAAAGTGTACGAAGGGTGTGTATCCGTCTTACTGGGAAGAATGGAAAAAAATCCGGGAGGTGGTGAAAGTTTCCTGTCCTGAATGTAAAGGGAAGGGGGAGATTTCCACTGCCTGTAAAGACTGCCGTGGGCGTGGTGTTGCCATTCATCGTAAAGAGTCGGAAAAACAGGGTATGCCTGTAATCAGGAACTGCCAGCGTTGTGGTGGTCGGGGCTATGAAAGACTGCCATCAACGGAGGCATTTAATGCCATATGCAAAGTGACGAGTGCTATCACGCTTGATACGTGGAAAAAATCAGTGAAACGCTTTTACGATACGTTGGTGGTTCGGTTTGACATTGAAGAGGCATGGGCGGAGCGGCAGTTAAAAAGGGTAACGCGATAG